TTCTTACAAAATTATCAGTATTAAAATCACCAGCGTTTACTGCGAATGAAGCAGTTTCAGCATATGATGCTGAAAGAACTGTCATAGATGCAGTTTGGTTATTCTTTATATATTGAGATAAGTTACCCAACTCAGCAAGTGATGCTGAATCAAATCCTACTAATGATGATGCCGTTCCAGCGTTTTCTGCAAATAATGCATAAGATGCTGAATTAACTAAACCTACCACATCATCACCTTCTACAAATCCTGCTAATCTACCACCAGTACCAATTACTGCTTGTCCACTTGTTAATCCACTAAATGTTACTCTAACCGATGAACTATCAATTGATTCGATTGCTTGTGGAATAATCTGTCCATTTGAACCAGTTTCATAAATTTGAACTACTGGATAATCAATAGCAAAATTGTGTTGGAATGTTACCTGAGTTACATCTGAGAATGGGAATACAGCAGTATCACCAAATTGTGTTACAGGTCTAAATTTATTTGCAGCTGCATCAAATACTAAAATATCTAAATCATCAGGTACATCTATACCAACATTTTCACCCTGATATGAACCTACAAATGATGATGTAATTCTTGGTGAGAATATTTCATCAGTTACAGTTATCTTAGATGCACTTACATCATTTTGGAAATTAACTTCTCCGAAGAATGTTGAACCACTAGCAATCGATGTTACTACAAACCCATCATCAGGATTCGTAGATGCAGTTACTGAACCACTAAGAATTCTACTTTGGTCTAATCCAACAATAGCATCAGCTGGTATATTAAATAATCCTTCACCACTACCACTAAAGAATCCACTTCCAGATGGTATAGTTACACTTCCACTAATATTAAGTGAACCAGTAAATTTAGAACCATATGTTGGTGAGAAAACTCTAAATCCTTCATTTGGTTCAACAGAAGCACTTACACCACCACTAATGATTAATGGTAATTGTAAATCTTGTAATGCATCAGCTGGTATATTAAATAATCCACCACCATCACCAACGAATAATGTACCACTAATTTGTGTATTAGCAAAAAATCCTTTATTTGGTGAAATTGATGCAGTTGCTGAACCCGATACTATTCTATCTAATTCTAAATCTTCAATCGCATCTAATGGAATATTAAATAATCCACCACCATCACCACGATATAGAGATGCTGTTATTGATTGAGAAACTTCTAATGAACCACTAATTTCTACTTTAACTGAACCAGACCTAAGTGTTGGGTCTAAGTTTTCTACTCTAAAGAAACCTAATGGGTCAACTGATGCAGTTACCGAACCAGTAAATATTTTTGATGAATCAATTGCTAAGTTAGCAATATCAATGTTTGTAATTCCACTACCATCACCAGTAATAATTCCACCTACATCTAATGATTCCGATATATTAACCGAACCACTAAAAGATGAATCTACACTTGTACTTATATTGTTATTAAATACTTTAAATTCAGTTTCATCTAACGATGCCGTTGCTGAACCACTTTCTAATACGTTTAATGTAAGTGCTAAATTAGCTATATCGATATCAGTTAAACCACTACCATCACCAACAAATCTACCACCACCACCAACAGTTATTGAACCAGATGTTACAATAGAACCAGTAAATTCTGAACCACTTTGGGGTGCAGTTACTACAAACGTATCACCACTTGCAACCGATGCCGTTGCAGAACCACTTGAGATAAGAGGTGCAGCTGCCGCTTGTACATTTTCTAAGTTTGAACCATCTCCGAAATAAACACCAGTATATGAACCACTAAATGAACCACTTAGTACTAAATTATCACTTCTATTTTCAAACCTATTTGATGATGATGAAAATACTATAATATCATTATTAGATGCCGATACTATTTGTACATCATGTAAATCTTCTAAGTGATTACCTAATTGTGGTCTTACTAAAAGTTGTATGTTATCACCATTTACTCTTTCAACAAGTGCTATTGTTGATTTTAAATTAGGTGCTTCAGGTTTTACATTTGTCATACCACCAGCCCTTTGTGGGTCTGGATATAGTATATCTCCCTCACTCCAAGTTGAACCAGTATATTTTAACCCAGCATCTTCTAATAAGTCTACCTTTACATCCCTAACCATACCAAACCAAGTAGCAAATCCTTCTTGATTATTATCTATATTTTCGGTTAGTACACCAATTAATAAATCAGAATCATAAGTACCATCTGAGATAGATTTAATAACTCTAATTCTTTGACCTTGTGATGGATTGTTTGGGTCAACCATTACCAATGTACCATTGATTAGATTTTCACCAGCTTTATTTACTACCTTTGGATAATATAATTCCTGTCCGATTTGTAATGAAGCAGAACCTCCACTCATTCCTAAATCCAAAGTACCATCGGTTTCATTCCACTTTAATCTACCTGGTTGAGATGGGAATGTGTTTTCACCAGTAACAAAATCTATAACCGATGAAGTTAAATAAGATGATGTTATAAATGGTGATGATATTTTTTCTGCAGATGAAATACTACTTACATCTAATGTTCCAGTTATTTCAGTATTACCATTTATAATATTTTGTGAAATTGTTGGAACTTCTTCTAATATTTTTATAGAAGAACCATAAGATGCTGATGGAGTTGAAAAATAATATAATCTTTTTGGTGTATTATCAGTAACTTCTAATTTTAAAAATGCACCACTATTACCAGCAGTTCCATTTGTTGTTACACCAGTTGTATATTGAGTACCAGTGTTATGGGAACCATCTACCGTTTGAGATAATTTTATTGGATTATTTGCGTTAGAAGAATCTGATATATCAAAGTGATATGTAAGTCCATTTAAGAATTTTAATGGTTGCTTTAAATTACCATTTATTGCAAATCCGTTCTGCCCAATAGTTACTGATTGAGTAATTGGAAGAGTTTCTAATTCAATTACCGAAGTAGATACATATAATCCACCCGTTACATTTAAATCACCTTCAATAGATGATGTTGTATTTACTTTGAATCCAAATTCAGGATCTGTTGATGCGGTTACACTACCACTTGCGATAAATGATAACTCTTCTACATCTTCTGCTAATGCTGAAAGAGGTATATCAAATAAATCTCTACCACTACCACTAAATGAACCACTAAATTGAGTACCTCTAACAATATTTGTATCAATATCACCAGTTGTTGTTATTGAACCACTTGTGAAAATTGAACCAGTTACAACAACTGTATCATTTATTATAGTTTCACTAATTGGATAACTAAGTACTTTTCTGATTTCCCCACCCATACCAGAGTGATTCAAACAATAATAGTATAATGTATCAGGTGTATTAAAGTTTATTGCTATTGTAACTTGTGAACCATTTGTACCAGCAGATATACTACCAGTATCTACACTACCAGTAAATGGAACACCACCAGCGTGTGTACCATTATCAGTTGTTGAAAATCTTATTTCATGTGTAGCGTTTGTAGAATCTGATTGATTGAATGTGTATGTACTACCACTTACCAAATAAAGTAATGGTTGTCTCTTTCCATCTATTTCATATTTGTTACCATCATCAGTTCCAATAACTTTTACAATTTTTTCTAAATTATCAGGTCCCCAAGAAGTTGATGCTGATACTATTAAACTACCACTTGTAGTTATACTATCATCGAACCTACCAGTTGAATTTACTTCAAATCCTCTATTAGGGTCAACCGATGCAGTTACCGAACCACTAACAATTCTAAATGCTTCTTCAGTAATTGCTGATAATGGAATATTGAATAATGATTCACCACTACCACTAAAGATAGATGCTGATACAACTCCACTTACATCGATATCACCATCGATAGATGCAGATGTATTTACAATCAATCCTAAATTTGGAGAAATAGAAGCACTAACTGAACCACTTGATATTCTTGGAGAATCTTCTGAAAGTGCCGATTGTGGGATATTAAATAAGTTTTCACCACTACCACTAAAAGATGAACCCGATGTAAGTGTTACACTTCCACTAATTTGTATAGAACCACTAAATGTTGAACCACTCTCAGTAGATTCTACTACAAATCCAAAATTTGGAGAAACTGATGCCGTTACTGAACCACTTGATATTAATGGTGCATCTTCCGAAAGTGCCGATTGTGGTATGTTAAATAGTTCTGAACCATCACCAACGAATCCACTGGATGATATCTTCGCACTTGCCGTTACATTCCCAAATATTTGAGTTTCACCAAATAATTTTTGAGTATCAGTATTTGAATCATCACCAAATATGTTTGAGCCAGTAGATATTACTATGGATGATGAAATAAAGTTTACAAAAATTTCTTCAGCTGTTATTCTACCACTAACTGATAAATCTCCTTCAATAGAAGATGATGTATTTACTACAAATCCTAAATTAGGTGAAATAGATGCGGTTGCTGAACCACTTGCTATTCGTGTAGCATCTTCAGAAAGTGCTGATTGGGGAATGTTATTAAGTTGTGAACCATCTCCAGCTACAGAACCACTTAATGACCCAGTGAATTCATCAGCTATGATTTTTGGAACATCTAATGATTCTGATATAGAAACACTTCCACTAAATTCTGATTTTATAGAACCAGTTCCAAATACTTTAAATATACCTTCAGTTGAAACGGAAGCACTTACCGAACCAGTTGTAATTAAGTTCGATAATAACGCATCTTCAACTAAAGCTGAACGAGGGATGTTAAATAATCCTTCACCACTACCACTAAAGAATCCACTTCCAGATGGTATTTCAATATCTCCTATAAAGATAGAACCACTTTCATCAGAAGTTACTTTAAATACACTATCTTCAGTTGATGCAGTTACACTACCACTTGCTATAAATACAGCTTCTCTTGTTACTAAAGCTTCAATTGCTTCTTGTGCATCATTAGAAAGTGCTGAGAATGGTATATCAAATAAATCCTCACCACTACCACTATATTTTGAACCACTATTTAATTGAACTGCTCCACTAACAAATACCGAACCACTTAATTCAGTTGTTACTGAACCTGTTGATTGTACTCTAAAGAAACCATCAGTTGAAACCGATGCGGTTACTGAACCAGTAGATATTAAGTTTGAAATAAGTGCATCATCCGTTAATGCAGTTCTTGGTATATTAAATAATTTTTCACCACTACCACTAAAGAATGAACCACTACTTAAAAATACAGAACCTGTAAAAGTAGAACCACTTAATTCTGATTCTACAACTAATCCAAAGTTTGGAGAAACTGATGCGGTTACTGAACCACTTCTAATATTATTTGTAATAAGAGCATCCTCAGTAAGTGCTGAACGAGGTATATCAAATAACTCCGCACCACTACCACTAAATATACTACCGCTACTTAATCTTAAACTACCAGTGAATGTAGAACCACTAGCTTCCGATGTTACAACAAACCCATCTTCATCTGAAACAGATGCAGTTACATTACCAGATTGTATTTTAGTTGATACTTCAACTTCTTCAGCTAATGCTGATAAAGGTATATTAAATAAGTTTTCACCACTACCACTAAAGAATGAACCACTACTTAGAAATACTGAACCAGTAAATGTAGAACCACTATCTAATGAGTTTACTACAAAACCAGTATCAGGTGATACTGAAGCAGTTACTGCTCCACTAATAATTAAATTCGTTTCTAATGCATCTTCAGTAAGTGCTGAACGAGGTATATTGAATAAGTTTTCACCACTACCACTAAATGATGAACCACTATTAAGATTAACATTTCCACTAACTAATAACGAACCACTTAACTCAGTTGTTACTGAACCCGTTCCGAATACTCTGAAGAATCCATCTTGAGAAACGGAAGCCGTTACTGAACCTGTTGTTATTAAGTTTGAAAGTAATGCATCATCGGTTAATGCCGATTTTGGTATATTAAATAAGTTCTCACCACTACCACTAAAAGCAGAACCTGATATTAATTGTACATTTCCACTTACAAATAAAGAACCACTTAATTCAGTTGTTACTGAACCAGTTCCGAATACTTTAAATACACCATCAGGTGATACAGATGCGGTTACTGAACCTGTTGTTATTAAGTTTGAGAGTAGTGCATCATCAGTAAGTGCTGATTTTGGAATGTTGAATAAGTTTTCACCACTACCACTAAATGCTGAACCTGAAGTTAGTTGTACATTCCCACTAACAAATGTAGAACCACTTATAGTAGTATCTCCAAATACATCTAATGAACCAGTTACTTCTACCGAACCTGTAAATTCTTGCTTATCAGTTGATAATTCACCAAATCGGTTTGAACCAGATGAGAATATAATTGAAGATGAAATTATTTCAACAATAAGTTCTCTTGCTACTATTCTATTATCAACAATTAAATCACCAGTAACTCTTACATCACCAGTAACATCCATATCTCCACCAAATGATGATGATACGTTTACTAAAAACCCAGTATTAGGTGAAATTGATGCGGATGCAGAACCTGATATTAATCTTACTGCTTCTGGAAGGTTATTTAATTGAGAACCATCTCCAGCAAATGAACCACTAAAAGAACCAGTAACTTGCTCTAATTGAAGTGTTGTAACAAATAAACGATTACCATCAGCATCGGAAGCAACAAGCGCAATAGACCCAGATGAAAGTGAACCACTCTCAGGAACACCCAAGTTTGGTTCTGCTTCATTTAATCGTAGATATTCGTACCTATCCTCCGAAACATCGGATGGTCTTACTACTTTAACCTTTCCGCTTAATAATTGGCTCATTTATTATTAGTCTTAGTATATAATTATTCGTTTGCACTTTCAAGAATCGATAATATTACAGTTAAATTTGTAGAACCTGATACAATTAATGAAAATTGTTGTTCTAATACTAACTTACCTGCCACAATCGGTGATAATGAATCTCCAGCTGGTATAATTACATTTGTAATTAAATCAACTGGTTCTTGTAAAACTCTCGTTGGAGTTGATATCGTATCGGATATAGCATCCAATAAATCAACTGATGCTGATATTGAACCTGTTTCTGATACAAATGTATTATCTATGGATTGTGTTACCGAATCTTGATATAATCTAGATACAGCCGATGAACCTGTTACCGATTCATTAATAAGTATTTGTTCTACTAATTTAGTGGCATAATCTATTGATTGATATGATGAAGTGAAATAATCATTAGGAATCAAAATTTCCCCATTCTTATTATAATAAGAAAGAGCTGCTTTTTTAGATTGTAATGTCCCTCCTGCTATTAAATCTGCCTCAACACCATCCAAAGCAGTTTTAACATATCCTTCAAAAAAGGAAGATGTAAAACTAAATGGAATTTGTGTTAAATTATTTTGAAAATTAATATACGCAGCAGATTCTTTTTCAATAAAAGTTTGGTTTTTTTCTATAAGTGCAGATGCACTTAAAAAACTACCTGAATTAATTATTGAATCTACTTGAGGTACTGGTAATTCCCTATTACTTGTTATACTAATAGTAACGGGCTCGTTTGTTTCACCCGTATTTGTTATCTGAGCTGATAATAAGATAGTAGAAACTCCTTTTGGAGCTGAATAAACTACATCATCATCACCTGTCAAAGTGGTAAGTACGGATTTAAATGCATTTAGTGGTATTAATTCTTCTGCCATATCCTATATAAATATTTGTTTTCTTTTTTATCCTTAATCTTGCAGTGCTAATGAGAATGGTGTTACAAGTGAGAATAGTGATTTAGAGAATGTTCTACCTTCTAATGTACCAGAAGCTTGTTTAATAACAAGACCCCCACCAATTCTAAAGTCACCAAGTTCGTTACCTGATGTGAAGAATACTCTACCTCCACCTATTTCAGTAATTTCCTTATCAGGATCAGGTACACCATCACCACCTTGGTTAGGAGGTAATGCTTTATAAGTTACCCCAGCACCAGCGTAAGAGAAATCATGCCCAGTTGTAATAATTAAAGAACCAAACTCTTCAACTGGTGCCTGTCTAGCAACAAATTGGAATTGAGTTCTTAAATATCTATTAGTTTCTGCAGTTTCTTTCTTTTGTTCGTTTATAACCACAGCCGCACTTCCGTATATACCATTGTAATACGATTCAGCTGCTCTAATACTTCTTTCGTTACCACCATAAATGATATCAGTTGCGATAGCATCTAAGATGAAACCAGTATCTCTATAACATTTTTCTTCATTGTATATAAAGTTAGGGAAAGCAGCGTTTGTGTACGATATTGCTTTACCTTGTAATACTTTCTTAGCGTTTCTAAGAGCGGTAGCCCCATTATTATTTAAAAATGCTGGGAATACTAATTGTTGTTGTTTGATTATCTTCTCAGCTAACCCTTTAGAGAAATCAATACCATCAGTTGTTTGTGGTTTTTGCTCCGTTGTAGCGATTGAAGGAATGTAGTAGTAGAATGTACCTGCTTGTACTGCTCTTTCATTACCACCATATGTTAAATCAGTTGCTACTGCATCTATGATGTATCCTAAATCTCTACTACAACTAACTTCGTTGTATTCAAACTCACTCCAAGATGAACTTAGATAAGCGATTGTTTCTTTTTGTATAAATGTTGTATTATCTCTTAATAACTGAACACCATTTGTAATTTCAGCCGATGGAGTTGTGTATGGTAGATTCTGAACTACATTTTGTGAAGTTCCATTTGCGAATCTGATTCCATCAACAGTCGGGTCTAATTGATTTTGCTCTGAAGGTGTTCCAGCGTTTGTTGCTCTTGAAGGATATCTCCAATAGTACAATCCTGCATTAATACTTCTTTCATTACCACCATATACTAAATCAGTTACAGCTGCATCTATAATATATCCAGTATCTCTTCTACACTTATCTTCATTATATTTTACATTACTCCAAGAAGATGAGATAAACTCAATTGTTTCGTTTTGTACAAAACTTCTATTGTTTCTTAATAATTCAGCTGATGCAGATACTTCAGCAGATGCGGTAACAAATGTTATGTTTTCTAACACTTTTTCAGCCAATCTTGCTGAGTAATTGATACCATCAATTGTTTGATTCAATTGTCCATTTGGATTACTTTGGAAATTAACAGTTGCATCCGATGGATATAAGTAATAGTACTCACCATTTACTCTACCTCTTTCATTTCCACCATATAAGAAATCAGTTGCTACACCATTTAAGATATAACCAGTATCTCTCTTACATTTATCTTCATTGTAATCAAATGTACTCCAAGAAGAAGAAATATATGATATTACTTCATTTTGGATAAATTCTTTGTTATCTAAAAGAACTTTATTACCAGCTAATCTTTCAGCCGATGCCGTTACGAATATTTCGTTTTGTACTAATTTACTTGCCACATCACCCGCGTACTTAATACCCGTTGTAGTTGGTTCTAATTGAGTTGATGTTGCTGATGAAGGATATTTGTAGTAGTATTCTCCTGCAATTTTACTTCTTTGGTTACCACCATAAAGTAAATCAGTAGATACTGCATCTAAAATATGTCCAACATCTCTCATACAAGTTGATTCTACATAATCAAACCCTTCCCAAGAAGAACTTAGGTAAGAAATTGATTCAGATTGAATAAACTCTCTATTATTTCTAATTAATTCAACTGATGCTGATATTTGAGTTGATGGGAAATCAAATGTTACACCTTTAACGATTTGTTCAGTTAATTGTGCTGCGTAATTGATACCATCAATAGTTTGTTGAGCTTGAGAACCAGTTCCATTAGCTTCAGATGGGAATTGGTAATAGAATCTAGCATTTACCGAAGATGCTGATACAATTCCGTATCTTAAATCTTCTGCTACACCATTTACTATAAATCCAACATCTCTTCTACACTTAACATCATCATAATCAAATCCTACCCAAGAAGAAGAAATATATTCCACAACTTCATTTTGTATAAATGTTACACTTTCAGTAATCAATCCATAAGTAGTTAGGATATCTGAATCAGTAGAAACTGCCCCATAATTAGATGAAGTTGGTGTTGAACCTGTTCCATTTGAGATTGCATCTGATACAATTGCGAATGAAGATGAAATTGTGTTAAGAATTGTAATATCAGTTATATCACCTCCAGTTGCTGGTGAGAATGAAGTTACTTTAATTCCATTATCGGTATTCAAACTTCCAGTTGGAATAAATAATGTTTCTTTGTTAACTAATTTTTGAATTAAATCTTTAGTATAGATTAATGCATCAGTTGTTTCATCTAATTGGTTATCAGTTGCTTCAGATGGGAATCTATAATAGAATTCACCAGCGGTTAATGCTCTTTGGTTTCCACCATATCTTAAATCAGTAGCAACAGCATCAATAATAAATCCAGTATCTCTACTACAACTTAATTCATTGTATTCAAAGTTTGGATATTTAGCGTTTACGAATGCTACAGTTTCAGCTTGTAAGAATTCTCTATTTTCTCTGATTGTATCATAAACATAATCAACTTCATTTGATGCAGTTTGGAATATTGCTCCACTTACAATTTCTGATACAAATCCTTGTACGAAATCTACTGCAGTTACAGTTGGGTCTTTTTGTTTATTCTCATTTGGTACACCACCAATTATTGCTGCTGATGGATATCTATAATAGTAATCTCCAGCATTTACACTTCTTTCATTTCCACCATAAAGAAGGTCAGTTGATACTGCATCTATAATATGAGTAATATCTCTTTTACAAGTTATTTCATTATAAGTAAATCCATCCCAAGAAGATGATAAGAATTCAATTGTTTCATTTTCAATAAATTCTCTATTGTTTCTAATTAACTCATAAGAACCACTAACTAATGCGGATGCAGTCTGGAATGTGTATCCTCTTACTATACTTTCTGCTAATCTACCAGCGTAGTTAATACCATCTAATGTTTGTTGTAATTGTGCACCCTGTGCTTTAGATGGGAAATCATAGTAGAACTTACCATTGAATATAGATGAAGAGTTTGCGTTATACAACATATCTTCAGCTGCTCCACTTATAATTGCCCCAATATCTCTACTACAACTCGTTTCATTGTAAGATGCAGTTGACCAAGAAGATGATAAGTAAGCGATACTTTCACTTTGAATAAATTCAATGTTATCTTTTAGTAAGTTGTAAGCTGCTAATGTTTTTGGTGAATCGGATGGTGTTCCATACTCAACAACAGTTGGTAATGAACCAGTTCCATTTTCAACAATTGTAGTTACAATTGCGATTGATGATGAAATCAATCTTTGTTGTAATCTATCTCCAAATGATTCTGATGTGATTTGAACTGCATCAGTAACTTTAATTAAGTTATTTTTATCAGAGTTATTTTTAACAACAGTTGGTTTAACAGAAGTACCATTTTGTAATATATCTTCAATTATACCAATTGATGATTTTACTTTGTTAACTTCAGTTATAGAACCAACAATAGAAGAAGTAAATTGATTTGTATTAGTTACTTTAATATTGCTTTCAGTATTATTTACAATCGCTGGTAAAACACTTATTGAATTTTTATCAGTTCTAACAAATTTATGAACTGATTGAGGTAAGTGTTTAACCGCTGCTTTAGATGCAGATACAAATGTGTGTACCGATTGAGGTTCATGCTTAACAGCGTTTGCTGAAGCTGATACAAATGTATGTAACGAACCAGAAGCACTTCCAGCATTTCCTACATTAATTGTAAATGTACCAGTTTGTCTTTCAATACTATTTTGTTCTGCTGATACGAATGTGTGTTCACCAACATAAGATGAAGCACCAATATTAATTTTAAATGTATTTGTAGTTACATCAGAAATTGGTAACCATCTTCCAGATGGATAATCATAGTTAGGTCTTGGATAAGATTTTTTAACTTTATTTCCATCCAATATACAAGTATAAGATAATCCGTTATCAGAAATCTTAATATAATCACCATTAGTAAAATTATGATTAGCTATTGTAATAATAACATCACCAGTTAATGAGTTATATGGAGCATCGGTTGGTGTATGTTGAGTTTTACCAACTGAAGTAATTACTATTGATTGTTCTGCATATGGGTCTGAACCTAATCGTGGATAAGAATGGGTTGTAGCATCTGAATCTTGGTCACAAGTAAATGCAAATGATTCATTTTCCAATACCACACTTCTACCAACTCCTAAACCAAATGATTCAGAAACAGTTAAAGTCATATCACCACTTAATGCGTTATAAGATGCAGATACAGGTGTAAAGTATTTATTCGGACCCGATACTCCTACATTTACAGTCATTGTAGTATCAGTTACCGAAGTAAGTTTCATTGAACGACCAGCGTAAGGGTCTATTCCTAATCTCGGATATGATTTAGTAGATTGGTCATTATCCATATCACAAGTAAATGCAAATGAACCAGTATCTAATACGATACCCTCCCCAACACTTAATGTGTGAGTTCCAGTTGTGATTACGAAATCACCAGTTGCTGGGTTATAAGTTGCGTTAGATGGAGTCCATTCAACATTAGGACCCGATGCTCCTACATTTACAGTTATAGTATCATCAGTTTTTGATATTATCTCTAATTTATTAGTATAAGCAGGTTGGCCAACTGATGGGAGTTTATGTTCAGTTTTATTTCCATCCATATCACAAGTGAATACGAATGATTCAGGTCTTATATAAATTTCTTCTCCAACATCTAAGGTATGATTTGGAATAGTAACTATAAAGTTTCCGTTAAGAGGATTATAAGCCGCAGTTGTTGGTGTAAATGTACCAACACCATTTTCAATGATATTGATAATTTGACCAAATGAAGAACTTACAATACCAAATTCAGTATCAGTTACAAAAGTACCACTAGCAGTTACATAAGAACCAGTTGTTAGTTGTTGTGGAGCATCCAATGTATCATCAAACCATTTAGCTAATGCGAAAGGAATATCATCGGTTCCTAATCTGATAATATCATTAATAAATCCTACACTTCTAGTTACATAAGCTGATTCAACTCCACTACCACTTAAAGAAGAAGTAAATTGAGTTGTATCATTAATTTTAATTAACCCTTCAATGTTTTCAGTTAATATAGGTAATGTACTTACTGAATCTCTATCAGTTCTAATAAATGTATGAGCTGATTGAGGTAAATGTTTTAATGCCCCATTCGAAGCTGATACGAAAGTATGAACTGATTGAGGTTCATGCTTAACTGCTCTATTAGATGCAGATACAAATGTATGAATTGAACCACTTGCACTTCCACCATCACCAACATTAATTGTAAATGTTCCATCTTGTCTCTTCAATCCATTAGTAGTTGCTGATACAAATGTATGTGAACCTACATATGGTGAAGAACCTATATTGATATCGAATGTGTTAGTTGTTACATTAGAAATTTCTAACCATCTTCCACTTGGATAATCGTAATTAGGTCTTGGGTAAGATTTTGTAGTTGTATTATTATCTAATACACAAGTATAAGTTAGAGAGTTATCATCTAATTTGATGTAATCTCCATTATTGAAATTGTGATTAGCTATTGTAATAGTTACATCACCAGTTGCCGAATCATATGGTGCATCAGTTACACTATGAGAAGTTGTACCAACTGAAGTAATTTTTATTGATTGTTCTGCGTATGGGTCTGAACCACTTCTTGGGTAAGAGTGAGTAGTTGCGTTACTATCCATATCACAAGTAAATGCGATAGATTCGTTTTCTAACACTACACTTCTACCAACACCCAATCCGAATGATTCAGAAACAGTAAGAGTCATATCTCCACTTAGAGCGTTGTATGAAGCAGATACAGGTGTGAAATATTTATTCGGACCTGATGCCCCTACATTAAATGTCATTGTAGTATCAGTTACATCCGTAAGAGGAAGTGAACGTACTGAATATGGGTCGATTCCTACTCTTGGATATGATTTAACTGATTGGTCATTATCCATATCACAAGTAAATGCGAATGATTCAGCTGACATTACCACACCCTCTCCAACACTTAAACTATGACTTGCCACAGTTACAACAAATTCCCCAGTTGCTGGGTCATATGATGCAGTTGTTGGATTGTATTCTACATTTGGACCTGATTTACCAACATTTACAGTTATAGTATCTGATGTTGTTGATTTAATTGTTAATCTATTATCGTAAGCAGGTTGTCCAATTGATGGAAGTTTGTGCTCAGTTCTATTACCATCCATATCACAAGTGAATACAAATGATTCAGGTTTCAGATAGATACTATCACCACTATATAAATTATGCTTAGGTACAGTCATTACAAAATCACCATTTGCAGGGTCATAAGTTGCTGTTTTAGGTGTGAATGATTCAATACCTGTTTTTATAATTCCAGTTACAATATCATATGATTCACTAACTTCAGTTTGATATGAACCACTTAATGCGATTGAAGATGTTACAGCTTCAAAAGATGTTACTTTGATATTTCCATCGGTATTAGATACCGTTGATGGAGATAATAATGTTTGTTGTGTAATTATATCTCTAAGTAAATTCTTAGCGTACATAATTCCATCAATAGTTTCATCTTTTTGTACAGTAGTTGCTTCAGATGGGAATAGGTAGTAGAATTCTCCACCTTTAATACTTCTTTGATTACCACCCCATAAGAAATCAGTTGCAACACCATCTAAGATATGTCCAACATCTCTTCTACATTTTTCTCTATTGTATGTAAAGAATGGATATGCATAATCAATATATTCAGTTACTTCTTTTTGAATTAAAGTTCTATTATCTCTAATTGTATTCCAAATACTTAATTTAGTTGCTGAAGGTTGTACTAATACAACATTCTGAATAAGTTTTTGAACTAAGTTAGCTGCATGTACGATACCATCGATTGTTTGTGTTTTTTGAACACTTGTTGCTTCTGATGGATATAAGTAATAGTACTCACCAGCGATAACACTTCTTTCATTTCCTCCATATCTCAAGTCAGTTGAAACTGCATCTAAGATATGTCCAACATCTCTACTACATTTAGCTTCATCATAATCGAATCCAACCCAAGAAGATGAGATGTAAGCAATTACTTCAGCTTGAACTAATTCTCTATTTTGTTCTATTGTTTGATATAATCCTTCTCTCTCTACTGATGGATTTACTAAAATAGTGTTACTCATTACCTTATCAGATAATCTTTGAGCATGAACTATACCATCAACAGTTTGGTCTAATTGTGAACCTTGTGCTTGTGATGGATATTTGTAGTAGAAATCACCAGCGATTATACTTCTTTCATTTCCACCATATAGTAAATCAGTAATAGCTGCATCTATGATGTATCCAGTATCTCTCTTACATTTAACATCATCGTAATCAGCTGCGTTCCAAGAAGATGAAACATATTCGATTACTTCATTTTGAATTAAATCTCTATTTTCTAATACTAAGTTATAAGCATTTACTTTTTCAGAAGTTGGTGGTGTAAATACTGCTCCACTAACTACTTTTTGTGCAACTTCACCAGCATATTCAATACCATCTAAAGTTGGGAACAATTGAGAACCAGTTGCTTCTGAAGGATACTTCCAATAGAATACACCTGCGTTAATTGTTCTTTCGTTACCACCATAAACAATATCAGTAATTGATGCATCTAAGATGTGTACAATATCTCTTTTACAAGTTTCTTCTGGATAATCAAAATCACTCCAAGAAGCTGATAGGAATGCTATTCCCTCTTCTTTAATAAACTCTTTATTATTGTTTATAATTGTTTGTGTATCCAATCTATCTTGAACTGGATTTGAGAATGTTACATTTGATGCCACTTTTTGTGCTACTCTACTTGCGTATCTAATTCCATCCAACGTTTGGTTCAATTGTGAACCTTGTGCTTGAGATGGATATTCTAAGTAGAACTTACCATTAAATACAGATGCTGAGTAAACATTGTGAATTAAATCTTCAGCTGCACCACTAACAATACCAGCAATATCTCTACTACAACTTGTTTCGTTGTAATCAGCTGCTGACCAAGAAGATGATAAATAAGCGATTGTTTCTTCTTTTATGAAATCAATATTTGATTTTAATAAGTTATAAGCCGCAACAGTTGATGATGCGGTTACTTCACTTCCATATAATGATGATGATTCATAAGAACCACTACCAAATTCTATAATTCTAGTTACAATCTCAAATGATTCTGAGATGAAAGAAATATCTGCAGCTGATGCTGAAATAGATGATGTAGTAAACTGAGTTTCCGTTGTTACTGCTATTGCTTCTTCAGTATTTTCTACTTTTGGTGGAATCACAGTTACTGAATCATCAATAGTTCTAACAAAAGTATGAACTGATTGTGGTAAATGTTTAACTGCTTCTCTAGATGCTGATACAAATGTGTGAAGTGATTGTGGTTCATGTTTAACTGCATTTGTTGATGCAGATACAAAAGTATGTATTGAACCAGACGCACTTCCACCATCACCTACATTAATTGTAAATGTACCATCTTGTCTTTTTATTCCATTAGTTGTAGCAGATACAAATGTATGTGCTCCAGTGTAAGAAGATGAACCTATATTAATTTCAAATGTATTAGTTGTTACATTTGAAATTTGTAACCATCTTCCAGATGGATAATCTATTCCAGTTCTTGGATAAGATTTCTGAGTTGTGTTCCCATCTAAAACACAAGTATAAGTTAATGCACCATCATCAACTTTTATATAATCATTATTAGAGAATCCGTGATTAGCGATTGTGAGTGTTACGATACCAGTTGTTGGATTGTATGGTGCATTTGTTGGAGTATGTGATGTAGTTCCAACTGAAATAATTTTTATTGATTGTTCTGCATATGGGTCTGAACCACTTCTTGGATAAGAGTGAGTTGTAGAATCACCATCTTGGTCACAAGTGAACGCAAATGATTCATTTTCTAATACTACACTTCTACTTACACCCAATCCATGTTGACCTACTGTCAATACCATTTCTCCAGTCAATGCATTATAATTAACATCTGATGGAGTAAAGTATTTGTTCGGGCCTGAGATACCAACATTTACAGTCATTGTAGTATCGGTAACATCAGTTATAATCATTGAACGACCAGCGTAAGGGTCTATACCCAATCGAGGGTAAGATTTAACTGATTGGTCATCATCCATATCACAAGTGAATGCAAATGATTCAATATCTAATATAATTCCTTCACCAACACTTAAATTATGAGTACCAGTTGTGATTACAAAATCACCAGTAGCAGGGTCATAAGTTGCGTTAGTAGGATTAAAATGTAAATTTGGACCTGATTTACCAACGTTTACAGTTACAGTATTATCGGTTACCGATTTAATTCTTAATTTACTATTGTAAGCAGGTTGTCCAACTGAAGGTAATTTGTGTTCAGTTTTGTTATCATCCATTTCACAAGTGAATACAAATGATTCTGGTTTTAGATAAATACTATCTGCTTTTCTAAATTTGTGATTTGGAATAGTCATTACAAAATCACCATCGGCAGGGTCATAAGTTGCTGTTGATGGAGTAGAACCAGTTCCAAATTCTATAATATCTAATACAGTTTCAAATGAAGATGATAATTTAGATATAAGATTTCCAGAACCACTTAATGAAGAAGTGAATTGAGTTGCATCACTTCTTTTGACTAAACCTTCAATGTTTTTAGTTAGAATTGGTAAAGTACTTACCGAATCCTCATTTACTCTTACAAATGTATGAGTTGATTGAGGTAAGTGTTTAATGGCTCCATTTGAAGAAGATACATAAGTATGAACTGATTGTGGTTCATGCTTCACAGCGTTTGATGAAGCTGATACAAATGTATGTAAAGAGTTTGATGCCGTTCCACCATCCCCTACATTAATTGTAAATGTACCAGTTTGCCTTCTTATACCACCAGTAGTTGCTGATACAAATGTATGTGCTGATTTATATGATGATGCTCCAATGTTAATATCAAAAGTATCAGTTGTTACATTTGAAATTTCTAACCATCTTCCACTTGGATAATCATATCCAGCTCTTGGATAAGATTTTTGAACAGTGTTTCCATCCAATACACAAGTATAGATTAAAGCTCCATCATCAACCTTAACATAATCTCCATTACTAAATCCATGTCCAGCAATAGTTAAAGTTACAATTCCAGTAGATGCGTTATAAGGAGCATCCGTTGGTGTGTGTTGAGTATTTCCAACTGATTTTATTTCTATTGATTTACCAGCATATGGGTCAGAACCTGGTCTTGGATATGAATGTATTGTAGCATCTGAATCTTGGTCACAAGTAAATGCGAATGATTCATCTTCCAATACTACACTTCTTCCAACTCCTAAACCATGTTGTCCAACAGTTACAATCATATCACCAGTCAATGCATTATAAGATGCAGATGTTGGAGTAAAGTATTTATTTGGACCCGATGCTCCTACATTAAATGTTAACGTAGTATCAGTTACAGAAGTAATTGGAATAGAACGAACTGCAAATGGGTCAATACCTACTCTTGGATAAGATTTAACCGATTGGTCATTATCCATATCACAAGTGAAAGCAAATGATTCTGGTGAAAGTATTATACCTTCTCCAACACTTAAACTATGCTTTCCAACAGTTGCAACGAAATCACCAGTTGATGGGTCATAAGATGCAGTTGTTGTGTTAAAGTTTATATTAGGACCGGATTTACCAACGTTTACACTTATGGTATTATCGGTTATTGAATTTATAGTTAATTGTTTATTATATGCGGGTTGTCCAACTGAAGGTAATTTGTGTTCAGTTCTATTTCCATCCATATCACAAGTGAATACGAATGATTCTGGCTTTAGGTAAATTCTATCACCAACATCTAAACCATGTTGAGAAATAGTCATTACAAACTCACCATCAGCTGGATTGTATGTTGCTGAAGTTGGTGTGAAAGAATCAACTCCACTTTTTAGAATACCAACTATTGTACTGAATCCTCCACTTACAATATTTCTATCAGAAACACTAGCATCCAATGATGAAGTGTATTGAGAATCAGTTGTTATTTTTATATTATCTTTAGTATTTACTACTTTTTCAAATTCACCTCTAGTTGGAACATAAACATATTCCTGTTCAGATGATAATGGTAAACTATCTACAATGTTTATTACACCACTAGCTGAAACATTTGTTGGATTCACATAATAAAGTGTATCAGGTGTATCTGCTAAAGGAGTAAATGTTATCGTACCAAATGTAATACCATTATTTATTAAACCAATACTTTCATATACATCATATGTAGTACCAGCAGTTGGTTTTGTTTTAATTAAGAATGGTGCATTAATTGTAGTATCTTCAAAACCTAAATCATTGATTGAGAAGTTATACATTTCATTTCTAACCAATGTTAAAGTTGGGTCTTTTTTAGAACCTAAGAAAGAACCAGTATCTTCACCACCTAATCTCCATCCTTCTCTACCATCAAAATATTTTAATTGGTCATCATTAATATAGAATGCAGTTGAATCATTTGGTAAAGTAATAACTTCGAAATAAGATGAAGAATTAGCTGAACCTGAGATTTCTTTACTTCCACTAATTCCATACTCAACAATATCGATTACAGTTCTAAATGATTCTGAAATCTCTGAAGCGATTGTGATTGATGCCGATATAGAAGATGTGTATTGTGAGTTATTAGTAAATTTAATATTATCATTTACATTTGATACAGCAACTATATCGTTTGGAAGTTTAGTTCCAATAGTTGTTGTTATTAAATTATCACCATAAGAATCTTTAGGAATACCAACTTGTGATATTGGTAATCCATTTGAAGCAGAACCAATTGTTTTATCAGTAGTTATAGAACTACCACTTTCAATAATTTTTGTTACTATTTCAAATGATGATGAAATAGATTGAACTTGAGCAGAACTTGCGGATATAGAGGATGTTATTAATGTAGTATTACTAACTAATTTAGGTTCATCCAATCTCCAATTAAAGTTTGGTGTGTTTCCAGCTATCGCAGATAATAATGAATCCTCACCCTGCTTTATAATATCTTCAACTATTCCAAAAGAAGAACTTACTTTAACTCTTTCAGTTTCACTACCAGAAATAGAAGATGATACATATTGTAATATATTACCTGCTCTTACTCTAGCATATGTGTTATTAATAACTTGAGGTGATTCAACTATTTCATTAACAATTACTTTATCAATAAATGATTTAGCATAAGATATACCATCAACAGTTTCATTTAATTGGTCTCCATTTACTTTAGAAGGAACTTCGTTATAATATAAACCAGCTCTAACTGATTTTTGGTTACCACCATAATATAAATCAGTTGCAACTGCATCTACAATATATCCAGTATCTCTTTTACATTTATCTCTTAGGTAAACTAAGTTAGGAAACTGAGTATCAATGAAGTTTACAGTTTCTTCTTGAATCAAACTTCTATTTTCAACAATTAAATCGTATGTTGATTGTATGATTGCTGATGCCGTTACAAATGTATCTTTAACAACTAATTTTTTAGATAAATCCCTTGCCCACTCTATACCATCTAATGTTGGTAATAGTTGTGTTGTTGTAGCAGTAGATGGATATAAGTAATAGAACTCACCAGCTATTCTACTTCGTTCATTACCACCATATCTTAAATCAGTTGCAACTGCGTTAATAACGTGTCCAACATCTCTTTTACATTTTACCTCATCATATTCAAATCCTCTCCAAGAAGATGATACAAATGAAATAACTTCGTTTTGTATAAATGATTTATTATTTACTAATAAGTCATATCCATTTTCTACATTGATAGATGGTTCTACATAAGTAATATCTCCTACTAAACTTTCAGCAAGTCCACCAGCATATCTAATAGCATCTAATGTTTCTTGTTTTTGTGAAGCTGTTGCTTCTGAAGGATATAGGTAATAGAAATTACCATTTAATACTGATTCTTCGTTACCACCATATAATAAATCATGTGCCGCTCCATTTACAATAAATCCAATATCTCTTTTACAAGTTTCTTCATTGTAATCGGATTCACTCCAAGAAGATGATAAGTAAGCAATTGTTTCATTTTGTATAAATGATAAGTTACCAATTAAAGTATCATATCCATTTTGATAATCAATTGATGGATTTTCAAATGAAGAACTTTGAACAATAGCAGGTGCGTAATCTGAACCTAATTCTAATATTCTGAAAACAGTTGCGAATGAAGAAGATACTTTGTTAGCAACTTCTGCACTTGATGAGATATCAGTATTATATTGAGGTGTTTCGGTTACCTTTATATTTGCAGCATTTGATGATGTAAGAGCAGGTAATGGATAATCTTCATTATTTAAACCATACTCTACTATCTGAAGTATTGTGTTAAAGTTTCTATTTATTGTATCTACTTCAGTTTGTGAGGTTGTATCTGAACCAGTATATGGATTATTACTTCCAACTTTAACCAACCCTTCAATATTATCCACTAAAGTATAACTAGCGGTTGCTCTTGCACCTAAAGATAATACTTGTTTAACTTTATCAAACCTATCATCAATTATATTTAATTCAGTTGATGTTGCTGATGTTGAACCTGTTGTTTGTGTTCCATTGGATATATTCCAAACTGAACCTGTGTTGTATCCTCTTGTTGCTGATTTAGCTAATAAAGATGGTATATTATTTATACCACTTGATACGATATTTGAAACCAATCTATATTCAGATTTAGCTTGTTCTGCAACAACATCCGAAGAATTGTTACTACTAAATTGTTGTAATTCATCAGTTACTTTAATACCTGCATTTGTATTTGGTACAAATTCAGGAATTGCAGTTAAACCATCTTCAATTGTATCAATAATAATTGTATAGTTATCTCTTACTCTATTGAATGCTTCTAAGTTACCACCACTACCAGTAATAAACCTAGAACCACTAGCATACATACCAAAATCACCAAACGATGTGTTTGAGTTTAGAAGTACTGCTTGTCCACCTTGTAGTACCTTTACTGAGTATGCTGAGAAGTTTGTAAAGAAGGATACCAACTGAATAAATCCTCTACCTACAACTTGACAACCAACTCCGTTTGGAGCAATCTGAGTATATGCATCCAATACCATTGAAGCAAGAGGTGAATCAGGATGAATTATATTTCCATCTACATTCAATCCACCACCACCAGCAGGAATTGCTTCGTACTTCTCTAAGAATGAGTTCTCCTGATTCGAAATCATCGAACAGTTCTGAACATAAGGAGATGTTGTAATAAATGAGTTTGGTGCGAATGCAATTGCGAAACCACTTCGAGAGTTATCTACTGATGGAAATACTCTTAATCCAGCAAATGTCATCTCTGAAAGATAACAACCACTATTTACCCAAAATAAATCTTCGTTTTCGTTTTTAGCTACAATCTTAGTTACCCTTAAACCAGCTCCCCAAACAGTTGTGTTTTTTGGAAGCTCGATTGGATTTTCTTCTAAGTAAGTACCAGCAGAAACTTCAATTCGGAAACCAGTAAATAAAGAACCAGTTGGTAAACCAAATCTACCATCATCTCCAGAAGTTGCTAATTCAGCAGCTCTCTTAACTGTTCTAACTGGGAATTGTTGTGTTCTACCATCATTTTTATCATTACCAGATGTTGAGGATACATAAATAGTAGCATCCATTGCTCCAAAATCTTCGGCTTTGATTCCACCAAATAATTGTGTATCTAATGATTCTAATGAAAAAGATGCAGTAGCATTTAAAGCTTGGTCACCAATTACGTTAAGAGGACCATCAATAGTAAGAGAACCAGTAAGTTCTACTGAACCAGTTATGGTAGATTTAATATCTGGGTCTGAGCCCATATTGAAACTCTCAGATACTAATAATGAACCAGAAATAGTTACATTCTGTGCGAATGAAGTATCTCTGATAAAATCTTTTATCTCCTCAACCTGCTTTCTTGATATTAATCTAGCCATTAGTTTATTCTATTTCTACTATTTTACCTTTAATTGTAAATGCATTTGTTGGTACTTCCAATGGTACTCTTGTGATATCTTCATTGAATATCATTCTAATTTCTTTCGAACCACTAGCGTATTGACCTGATAATAATTCAGTTCCCCCACCATCGTATAACTTTACATCATATTTAGTTCTATCTTGTTTTACTCCATAAAGAAATACATCTAAATAATCATATGCATTATCTACCTGTAAATCTTCATATGTAAATCTATATCCTTCTATATCTACTCTATCTAATAAATCACCATCATTATTACCATCTTTAGAACCTAAAAATAAAGTAAATAATTTTTGAGTATTGGAATCCAAAGATGATGATGTTGGAGTAAATTCGTTGATAAAAGTATCTTCGATTACTTCTAATACAAAATTTTTAAAAGATTGTCTATCTCTCTTTTTTACTGTATTACCTGCGTATATGTTTGGAACCTTTCTACTCATTAGTTAACTCGTTCAATATCACCTTTTATAAATATCCTATCATCAGTAGAGAAAGACCAAGGGTCTCCATTTCTATCTTCCAATGGGAAGTTTTCTTTTTTCATCTTCACATAAAAATCATTTCCAACTTGCTCGTAAACATAATCTTGACTTCTAACGAATAGTTCACCTTGAGAATCATCTGTTAATAAATACATAAAAACATCAAATCTTGCATGCGGTTTTCTTTTATCTTTAAGTCTTGAATCTAAAGTTTTAATTCTCATATTCTCAACTTTAAAAATCCAATAAAGTGGATGATAGAATTCATATCTATCACCATTTGGTTTATCGGATGGAACACCTTGAAATGTATTTGGTGCATTTACCTCTTTCATTATATTTTTTAAAGTAAAGATGTTCATAATTCAATAAATTTACCAGTTACCGATACTTCATCTTCAGTATCTAAAACATTAGTTAAAGGTCCTTCAGATTCAAATGCCTGAGTATTATCTAATTTAAATAATATTCTATTTTGAGTTCCATTGAATGTATATGTATATCCGTTTGGTGTTATAAACACTCCATTTATATAGATTCTAAACCAACCTTTAGTATCAAACGTACCCCTAAGTTCTTGTGGTAAGATAGGTAATTCTACATTATCTAAATAAAAATAAGAGAATTTATTTGTTACCCCATCTGCCGTTTCATCTGGGTATAAACTCTTATTGATATTTGCATCTTTGGAACCTCTAATTGCTACAAAATCTATAACGTTCTGATACTCATTATAAATATTAGGATTTGAGAATCTCATACCTGTTAAGTCAGTTTCTATACCCCATACAACTTTCTTCGGAGTGAATGATTTTTTAACAGTTGGTTTCTCATCATATGTTTCAGGAAGTAGGTAAGCGTTCACTACCATAGTGAAAGAAGTTCTAATGATTCTTTCTGAACCTTCTCCTACTTCTTGTTGATTATCAAACGAATCAATACGAGTTCTAAATTTGTACCCATCTTCATTTCCCCAATACCTATCAGTTGCATATTGAAATGCTTCAACTATGGTATTCATATGTTCGGTAAATGATGTCCAAATCATTACCTCATAAGTTACAGTTACATAATCAGGTACTGAAACTTCATATTGTTCAAATGCTTTTTGTGCATTAGGTTGTAGTGAGAATCTTTCGTATCTATTTTGTTTAGAATATTTTCTATAAGCTGGTAAAGTATTTACATCCTTAAATTGTGCTAAGTTTGTATCTCTTTCGATAGAGTTTCTTTTGAACATTACTAAAGGAATTTGAATCTTACCTCTTTGGTCTCTCAGATATCCTTTTGCTCTAGCGTTATTCCATCGTTCAGCATTACCATATAATAAAGGAACTTTAACTTGATTACCATGCTCTTCAACATCAGGTATCACAGTATCCACCATATACTCAGCAATAGTAGTATCTACATCTAAAAGTTTAACACCCTTAGTGTACTCCTTATCTATACCTCTTTGTAATGCTCTATTTGTTTCTTTCTTATTCATTAAATAACTCTCATTTCAGTTTGAATAGAACTTCTTCTAGTCATAAATGTTGATGCAATGATTGAGAATTTCTCCCCACTCTGTCCACCAATTAATTGGTCCTCTCTTACATTATCAATTTCAAAGTATGCATCGTTATGCATTATAATATCTCCAATCTCTGGATAGAATCCTTTTCCTTTTAGAGTAACTCTATTAAATCTAAATTCTACGTTTTGTCCACTATCAGCACCAAATCCTTCATATGAAACCGAAGAATCATCTCTTTCAATTACCGCAGTACATTCAGTACCTTGATAATAAGATTTGTTTAGGGATTCACCATAAAGGTTTGTTGAGATATCTTCAATAGAGAGCTTGAAAAGTACTACTGTAGTTTCAATTACAGCATCTACCAATTCCTTTGAAATAGATTCAAAGAATCTTATGTCTCTATTTAATGCAAATCTTGGCATTTTATCCGGTGTATATCGTTAGTGGAACTTTTCGTAACATTTCTTGCTGATAATTAGATTCGTTATTTCTAATTTCAAACTGATTTTTTCTACTTAACTCTTCTAAGTTTTCTCTGAGTTGTTCAATCAAAGCATCTTTTTCAGTTTGAGCCTCAGCTCGTAATGCTGCTCCATCCAACGATATTTCGGAACCAGGAATAGGTACTGAACTATATTTTTCTCTGATTGCTCCTAATAGTTCTTTAGCAAGAGCAAGTGTGTATTTTCTAATCCATTGTTTACCCACATCATTTATAGATGTATATGGGATAAAATCATAACCAACATTTGAGTAATCTGATACTACATCCACAGTTACATTTGTTGAGTTTTGAATAAATTCATTTCTAACAAAATATTCGAACCATAATTTACCCCCAGTTGTTGGTATTGGGAAAATTTGTAATTTATTATTTACGATATTAAAAGAGTGTGCCGATTTTCTAATAGTATCATTGAATTCAATTGCCTGTATTCTTAATACATCTTCAAATATTGGCATCAATACAAATTGTGCAGCTGGTGAGAATGAACCAAATCCAAACTCATCAATTAAATTAAGAGTTCCTTGTCCACTTACTGAGTAAGGGTCAAAGAATCTATTTACTGCTGGAGTTGCTTCATGGAATACTGTTGTTACATCGATTCGGTTAGCACTTTCACTTACATTAGCGAAAAGAACATCCAAATCATAGTTTTGCTGCCCAGCTACTAAATCAATAGAACCAGTTTTAATATCGGTGTTACCACCTACACCAGCTAAAGTACCATAGGCATCAGAAATTGCTACCAAATCAGGTAGATTTGAACCTTGAACTAATTTTCCACTGTAATTTGAACCTGTTGGATTTCCTTTTAATGTATCTAAGTTATTTCTAATGTTAAACTGATTTACTTGCGAAGCATATTCTGAGGTAGCTTCTTCAAAACAAGCAAATAAACTTTCATCAACCAATTCTACATTTTGAATGGGGTATCCTAATCGTTTTGCACACCAATTAGCCACTTTTGGCGCATCTACTACGAATAATGCATCCGAATCAAAAGTTCCAAATGGAGTATCCCCTGCTGAGAATGATGATGAACCTGGGTATATGTATTCTACTGCCATAAATTATTCCTCTCTTTAGTATCGTATCTATAAATATAAAGAAATATAAGAATAGTGTTTTTAGAAAGGACATAAAAAAAGAGGGAACTTTCGTTCCCTCTTAATTTATTTAATCTGAACTACGTTCCGATTAGATAGACTGTAAGTCTTTGATAAGAACTTTACCATAGTACTCAGGTCTAACCATCTTCTTAGCGTATCTCGTCATAACTCCTCTTCTTGGAGTGAAGTTATTCGGGTCATACACTAATGGAGTCATAATTAATGGTACATAAGGTGCGTAAACTGCTCCTGTTTCTAGGAAGTTTGAACCTCTAAATCCTAACAAGATTTCATTTGAAGTCATGTAAGGGTTTTTGTACACAGTGTATCTATTAGCAAGTGAACCAACATTTGTTACACCAGCAGCGAAAGATGAAGCATCTTTGTCAGCTGAGATAGAGAATGCAGGAATCGATTCTAAAATAGTACATACATCAGGAGAAGCAACAACGAAGTTAGCTCCACCTCTTAAAGTCAATTGGTGAATCTTATTAGATACTTTGTTTAATTTAGTACCTAAAGTTTGGAACCAAGTGTTCTTTTGGTACGCAAGAGCTGAATTACCAGCAGACCAAGATGAACCATCAAATTCCTCACCGATTGTAGCTGACCAGTACTCAGTAGTCAATGCGTTAGACTTTAACATATCTAAGATTTCTAAGTCAATCTCTAATGAGATGTAATCAGATAACATAGAAGTTAATTCAGCTTCAGCATCGATTGAGTGGTAAGCGTTTAAATCCTGCGCTAATTCAGGAGTCCATACAGCCTTTAGTTTTCTAGTCTTAGCAACGATTGCTTCAGACTTTAATTCTAAATCAACTTCAGGAATATCCAAGTTAGTTACAGAACCATCAGTATCTTCAAAATCACCTCTGTTATAATCAGCAGGGATTACTGAATGAGCTACAGCGATTACAGCTGAACCTCTAGCAGCAGTTGTGTTAACAAATAAAATAATATTAGCACCATCCACTTTAGCGAATTGTCCGTATGTTTCACCTGTTACAGCAGCACCTGTTACGATAATAGATGATAATGCATCTACATCAAGAGTATCAGCGATATCACTCTTAGCGATTGTAATTTTCTGGATATCACCAGCTTCAATAGAAGCAGATAATGCACCATCATATCCTACATCAGCATGTGAAGCAGAAGCGAAAGCAGAATCACTAGCAGCAACGTCAGTTGAAGCTTCGTTTACAGAGTATCCGAATGCACCAGCACCGTATAATCCATTCTCAGCTGATTTAGTTTGACCAAATCCAGCACCTACATTAGCACCACCTGCACCACCGAATAAAGAACCAGCAGCACCAGTACTTCTTCCTGCGTTAGCAGTTCCATATTTGAAATCTAGATAGAATACAAGTCCTGAAGGTAAGTTCATTGGTTGTACACTAACGAATTCTTTAGAAGCAATCTCACCAAAGATTCTTCTTACTAAAGGTAGAGCAACACCGCTCCACTCTTCACTATTTGCAGCAGTTCCAGTAGAACTTGCCTCATCAAGCAATTGTTTTGCTTGGTTTTCTAAAAGAACAGACATTGCGCCTTGCTCTTTTGCGTTTAAACCTTCTAGAAGTCCAGTAGATTCCCACTTACCTTTTAGTTGTCTTGTTTCTTCCAACATTACAGACTGTGGGTTCTTTCCTTCCATTAGTTTAGATAAATCAAAATTTGCCATTTTATTTTTCCTTTTTTAATGTTAAGTTAATTATTTAATATTAGCTAATTGTTTAAATCTCTCAGCTAATGCATTTGTGTTCTCAGAAATAATTTCTTTTGAAGGAGCAGTTGAAGCAACTGGTTTAGATGCAGCCTCAGCTACAACTTTCTTAGTTTTCTTCTCAGTTCCTGTAAAATTCATTGATTCTGCTAACGTAGCGTAAACTAATTTTACTTCTCTAACAGATGATGTTCTGTCTAAGTTTTCAACAACTTTAGATTTTTGCTCATTGTTTAAGTTATAAGCTCTGAACAATCTATTAGCGTATAATAATTTTGCGTTAAGAAGGTTTACTTCGTTGATAGTAGATTGTAAAGTTTTCACAGTATTGTAAGCTTCTTCTAACTCAGTTTGTAGTTTAACTACCTCTTCGTTAGCTTCTTCTTCAGCTACTACTTCTTCTTCCATTTCTTCTTCTTCTCCGTATCCCATTTCTCTAAGGATTTCATCCAAGTCGATATCTTCTTCGTCATCATCTTCATCTTCTTCTTCAGAGATAGTTTCTTCAACTTCCTCTTCTGATTCTTCTTCAGATACTTCTTCTTCAGATTCTTCTTCGTGAACTTCATCCTCTTCTTCTTCAGATACTTCTTCTTCAGAATCCATTTCCAATTCGGAAACTTCTTCTTCATCTTCCATATCCATTTCTAATTCTTTGATGATAGCTTCTAAATCTAACTCATCTTCTTCTTCCATCTCTTCTTCTTCTTTGTAGTTTTCTTCTACTTCTTCTTCTTCGTCCATAGAATCTTCTTCACCTTCGTGAGAACCTTCTTCTACTTCTTCTTCTTCAGAAACAGTTTCTTCTACCTCTTCTTCTTCAGAGACTTGAGCTTCTTCGATTTCGTCATCATCATGCCCTTCACCTTCTTCAATTTCTTCAGACTCTTCGCCTTCAGAAACTTCCGACTCTTCCAACTCATCACCTACTTCTGCAGTTTCTTCTTCAGATTCAGGTCCAAGTTCTGTGTGTGCGTCAGATGCAACGTCCGATGGTTCAACTGGAGAATCCTCATCACCTTTACCAATATCACTAGAATCTAACTCTTCTTCCATTTCTTCCTCTTCACCTTCCATTTCAGCTTGTAGCTTCTTTGATAGGATAGATTGTAGTCTTGGAGTAAAAGCTTCTTCTAATGCGATTTTAGCGTTAGCGATAGCAGTTTCTCTTACAGCTTTAGCATCAGCAATTGCTTCTTTTAACAATTTTGAATTTGCCATTTTACTTGTTACTTTTTAAATTTTCTGAAGTTATTGAGAAACCTCAATGTAGATTAGTGTAAATTGGTTGTTCGGTCACTAAACATTAAAAGTCAGTATTCATTAACCAATGGAACCCACATAGACGTGGGTTATTATAAGAATAAATATATAAAAATTTATAAAACAATAAAAAACTAAAGAAAATAATAAGTTTTTTATAGATTTAGTGTATAGGGTTATTTTTTAATCTTACCCTTTTTAATATCTCTTTGTAGTTCTGCACCTGCTCCTAACAAATCATTTATTGATTGGTCTATTGGTACATTACGATATTTAGAAAGTTTTCTAACTGCCATCATTACGATTCGTTTCTCTTCAGTAGAGTATCCTTCGTTGATTGTTGATTCATTAAACATTTTAATTATTTTCTTTTGAACAGGATTATTTGGTCTACCAGCTATTGCAGATACGAATGACATTCTATCTTTAAGATTTCCCTTTTCAACATATTTAAGAAGTTTCGTAATATTCAATGCATGTTTAGAAACAAAATCCTCAACTGCCTCAGGTCTTGTACCTGTAAAGTAAGCAATCTTTTTGATTTGAGGTTCTACTCCCTCATTTACTGATTCTTCATTCATTTCAGAGATAACTCTTTCTCTCATTATCTCTCTTACGATTTTTCTAAGTTGTTCTTTCATCTTTGGTAATCCTTTATGTTTCGTTGCTGCAAAATCTTCAATATCTTTTTCACTCATTCTATCAGCAATATCTTTTATTTCATCTGAAACCTCTGAAGCGGGTACTTCACCTCTTTTGAATGCTAATGCCAATCCAAATAACTTTTGTTGTTGTTGTGATTGTGCAGGCATCTTATTACATTAAGTTTTTTAAACTATGATTCTTAAATCCATTAGAAACTTTACCTTCAAATATTGATTGTATTTTAGCAGCTAATTTCTTACTACCATTCATTTTCAAATCATATGCAATAGCATCTACTGATGTTTCACCTTCCCATCCAGATTGATTAGTTGCTAAATGTGCAATTTCATCAGTACCTTCTGCAGAATCGTAAAGTTCAGAAGAGAATACAGTATTCTTTCTCCATTCATCATATTCTTTAGAAAATACATCTTTTGGTTTGTCTGGGTCATTCATTGGATTAGAATCCCATTCAGGTTTATCTTCTAATATTGAAATTAGTTTTCTTGCTTCAGAATGAAAGTTTGAATCAGTTAGTGCTTCAACAGCTGCCTTACTCATTCTACTTTCGTATTCTTCTTTACCTAATTTTTGTGGAGTGATTCCTAACTCCTTTGCTTTACTACTAACGGCTTTGTTTATTTTAGGATTGCCAGCTCTACCACCAGATGAATCTTTTGGTTCTGATTTAGGTTCTTCTCCACCAGCATCGTATCCTGTATCTTTAGAGAACATATTTGGTTTCTTCTCCCCAGTTGGTACATCTACTGCATCATCTTTATCAGTTTTTCTTTTTTCGTGAGAACCAGCCTTTACAGCAGCATCTCTAGCTGCTTTTGTTTTGAATACTGATACGTTACCAGTTTCTTTACTCGTTGCGGTGAATGCTTTTTCAGCTTCTAATAAATCAGTTAGTTTAATCATTGTATTATTTTTTACCCAATCTTTCGTTTGCTACATTTACATCGATATCAGCAATCTCATAGTATCTACCTAAAATATTACCCATATCTTCATATAATGCATGTAACCTTTCATCTAAGCTTCTTGCTTCAGTTGCAACTTTATCAAATGCTTTATCCATTTTTTCCAACTCACTCATATTTCTTTTGATGGTTACTTTATCGAACCAATCATCGTTTTCTGAAAGAGTTAGTGTTTTAGCTGCTTCAACAATACCACCTAAAGTTTCTGCTACCTCAACGATATCAGATTGTCTTTTCATTTGTTCTTGAAATGCTTTATAAGTTGAGATAATTTCTAAGAAGTGTTTTTTAACCTCAGTTGATAATTTTTTCTCACCTTCTAATGATTCAGATAATGAAAACTTACCATCTACGATTTTTACTTCGTTTATGTTAGTTTTTCTGATATCATTATATCCTTTGTTTACTTTATTACCTGTTTTGTTCTCAACCTGCAAAGTAAATTTGTTGTTGTGAACGTAATCATATATGTCAAAATTCTTTTTACTCATTATCCTAATTCCGTTATAATTTCTCTCATTAAATCTTGTGCTTTACAAAAGTTTCCACAAACATCAGTACCAATATTCTTAACTACTGATTCGTTCATTGGAGTCATAAATGCACCATGTGTAGATGGGTTGGATACAAAGTCCCAACCGATTAGTTCAAAATCTTCACCAACTAAAAGTTTGTTATCTTTCATTGGTTGAGTAGAACCCATACCTCTTGATGAGATACCTAAAAGGATTCCAGCTCTTAATAATTCTTTTAATATATTTCCAGAAGGAGTAGGTAAGATTTCCACTGTACCTACAACATCGTTACCTTCCCAATGTACCTCTTTAATATTATGTGATACATTCTTTAAGTTGATAACTGAAGAGTCTGGATGGTCTAATTCACCTAATGCTCTTCTTTCTTTAATTAGAGTTTGATATTTATTTATCTCTCTTTCTAATACTTCTCTTGGGTACACTCTACCATTTTGATTTTCTGCACCTGAACGTTGAAGGATACCCTTAACCATAGTTCTTCCTGATGAATCTTCATTCACCCTTCCTTCAAATAAGTTTGTTTCTATTAATAGATTCTTCATAATGGCTATCCTTATTTATGTTTTTTTAGTAACTCAGTAAATTCTCTCTTCACACCAGATGATAATCTTTTGTGAATTCCTTCTTTTACTAATACGTTAATTACATCTTTTATATTTGAATTTTCAAGTGTAATTTTATTTTTTGATAAAATTGGTCTTTCTAAAAATGTATTTATTTCAAAAGTTAACTCCTCTGAAATTTTAAAACCTTCATATATAGATTTAAGATATTTGATAAAATCTTTATCGTTTTTCATATCTTTAAAGCTCTTATCTGAAAAAATATTCTTTACGAAATCTTTAGCATCTTTTGAATCTTGCTTTATTTGGTCAATTAAACCAAACATACCTTCATTTACTGATTCCATTAAACCAATTGCAGTAGTTCCAACAATTCTTTCAGCTCCATCAGCGTATTTCTTATTTAAGATTGCTACTTTAGCACCACCTATATTAATTACATACATTGGTAACATACTTGTACTAAAGTGATAATCTTTGATTTTTGCTTTCTTTAATTCTTTACCTATATCCATAAAAGATTTAGCACCTTTTACGAGGTCAGCAAGTTTATCTAAAGTCTTATCATGTTTTCCTTCTGAGATATTAGTTGAACAACCTCCTTCGGTTACTCCACCACATCCACATCCACAATCATGTGATTCTTCTACTTTTTCACCAGCTCTAAGAGCTGCTAAATCAGATGCTTCAATTTCACCATCACCATCAATATCTAACTGCTTTTGTTTATCAGTTAACTCTTCATTCTTTTCACCCTTACCATCCCAAGCAGCATCAATCTTATTAAAGAATGCTTTCTTTTCTTCATCACTCATTGATGGAATAGATTTTCCTGCTTTTTCTAAAGCTTTTTTGAAAAATGTTTGATACTCAGTTTCTTCAGCCATAATGGCTCTGAGGGTTTCTTTGATACTATCTATGGTAATATTCATATTAATTCCCAATTATAATTTGCTAATCTGCGTTACAATAGTGTTCAATCTTTCTCTAATTTTGAACAAATTCTTTTGAGTTCTTTTCCAATATTGGTCTGAATTTAAATCACTTTCTTTTTTGATTCTACCATACCATCGTAGGAATGTTTCAATTTCAGAAAGTTGCTTATTAACTTGAGAAATCCCTCTACCAATTTTTTGTCTTGGTGTGGATTCATCTTTTTTTAATTCTAACCATCTATTTTCACTAACCCTTTTGTAACCATTTCCCTTATTTATGGCATCAACAAATTCATCATCGTTTTCTTCATCTTCATCAGTACCATCAGTATCTTTGAAAGCATTAGGAGTATTATACCCAGCCACATCACCAGTGGTTGTAGCTTCATCAATATCTACATTTTCTTGCTCAATTTCAGCAATTAAATCTTCAACTAACTTCCTTAAACTCATATTTTAACTTTCAATTCTTTAATTAATTCATATGACATCATTATTGATGAAACATGATTATCAGAAACAACTTTTCCAATTTTAGTTTTAGATAAAACAGAAATAGTTTCTGCTAACTTAATTTTAGTTACTTTATCTTTAACTTTAGATTTAATTGATTTTAATTCTTTTATAATAGATGGAATAGATTTTTCCACATAAGATTTAAATCCAGTTGTATTACTTAAATTATTAATATACTCTTTTAATAATGATTTTTGGTCATCATTTAAATTAGAATACTTTTTATTAAATGTTTCTACTAATATCTTATAAGTAAGTAATCTTAAATCTTTATCTTGCTTTTTATAATTTTCAACTAATTTATCTTTTTTGTTTATAGATTTAGTAGCTGGTTTAGATGTAATACTTTCAATAAGGGTAATTTTTGAATTGAATACATCCTTAATATCGTAGTTATCCATCTTTTTAGATTCAAATACCTTATAGATAGATGCTAATAAACGATAATTAGAAATAGGAGAAGATAAAAATTCATCCATATTAAATGATTCGTTAATCTTTTTAATTAGATTATACTTTTCTTTATGTAATTGCTTTTGGTCAATACGATTATGTGCTTCGTTAACAGTATCTATGAACTTTTCAGCTCTTGATTCAGAATTATACTTTTCTTTCATAAGAAGTTCGTACAATCTTAACTCTTTGTTTAACTCGGTTTTTGGACTAAAAAATTCACTTACGATTTTTTTAGCTTTTTCACTTGTATCACCATTAAGAACTTCTAAAGTGATTTGTCTCACTAAAAGTTCAAATAGAATACCAGTATTCTTAAATTTTGAATGTTTTACCCTCTTCATTGTGTTTTTATCCTATAATAATATATCAATATACGACACGTTACATCGTATATAAATATAACTTAATTTTGATTTCCTAAAATTTTATTCATCAATCAAATTTATATCATCTAAAAAGTCTCCGTTTTCACCGATTAACTTTCGTTTTGCAGAAACTCCGTTCACATATTCCTTAGCTACTTTTTTGGTAGTTTTATTAATAGATGACTCATTTTTTTTCAATGCTTTTTGATTTTCTTTTTTACCAAGTGGGTCTCTCCCAAGTGGATGCTTATCCTTTCCATAGGTGTTTCCCTCTCTTGGTCTACCACCTTTGTTCTTTAACTCAGTTTTTAATTCTTCTAATTCATCTTCAACATCAGTTGGGTCTTGTTCCATTGCTGGGTCACTTCCCTCATCTTCGATTGAACGATATCTGAATCTATCTTTAAGGTCATTAATAAGTTGAATCTTTTGGAAATCAACTTCATCATCACTAAAGTTAAATATATTTTTATATGCCCAATCTTTAGATACCATATTTAGTGAAGCAATATCACCAACTAATCTAACTTTTTCACTCCAAAGATTTACTTTTTCTTGCTCATAAATAGTAGATGGATTAACTAAGTTTAATTCAAAATCTACCATTTCCTTACCCTCAACACCCTGAGATGCTAAGTGAGTTACTGCTAATTTAGTTAATTCTGAAATTAAAGTTCTTTGTATTCTTTCGATTGTTCTTGCAAATCTTACATCTTCTGCAGCTAGAGTTGCTTTACCATTTACATTCTCATCATATCCTAAATATGCTTTTGGAATCTTTAGAGCTGCAAACATTTTATTCTTTAAGTAATCGATATCATCAATTGATGTGTATTCTAACCCACCTAATGAATCTATTTGAGTACCACTATCACCACCCCTAACAGGCAAAAAGAAATCTTCAGTTAGGTTTTGGATGTTATACTTTAAGTTATAATCACCAGTCTTTTTATCCACAAATGGAGTTTTCTTCATTTTGTTGATAATCTTTTGCATATAGTTATCAACTTCTTGTGGAGGAATGTTACCAATATCAATTTTGAAAACTCTCTTATCAGGTGCTCTCATAATCCTATGAATTAACATAGCATCTTCCATAAGAGAAACTTGTTTCCAAATTCTTCTACCATTTTCAATCATTGCCTTTCCATAAGGAAGGAAGTTTGTATCTGATAATAATCTAAAATGAACTATCTCATAGTTCTCATACTCACCTTTACCATTTGGGTCGTGATTTACTTTAAACTTAATATAATTTGGATTATTTGGGTCAGTATTCTCCAATCTTTCGGTTTCATAAACTGGAAGTGGTCTTACGTTAATAATACCAACACCGGGTTGTATTTCTTGTAGTAAAAAGAAATCTCCATATTTAACCATATTTCTTGTCCAAGACCATAGGTTAAACTCTATATTTAAAATATCATAGAATAAGTTTTCTAATATTTCTTTTACTTTCTCATTTTTGGATTTAATTTGTACAACTTCACCAAATTCATTTTTTAATGTGGATTCATCTGCGTATATATCCAATGCTGATGAGATAATCGGGTCATTATCCATTGCATCATAATCCCTGAATAGTTCTCTACGAACTTGATGGTAAGCCATTGATTGAGCTGCCATCTGGTCTCCGTGAAAAGACCTTTGTAATTTAGTATATCTATCTCTTAAATTAAAAAGATTAGTACCACCCTGCTGTCTATCATCAGTATCAACTACCTTTCTCTTCCCATCTTTATCAACCTTTACGATTGCTTGAGTAGAAAAAAGTTTAGTTAACCTTTCAAAAAATGAACTATTATTTTGTTCTGCCATTTTATTTACTTTATGTTATAATCTAACTAAGATACAAAAAAATTTTGATATATCCTAATTTTATTACCATGCTTTACAACTCCAATACCTAGCCTTATGTCTTGGTCCTGGTGTATCACAATTATGTCTAGCTCTAAAAGCTTTTCTTCTTGATGGAATATCTTTCTGAATCTGCATTGTCTTTTCACCTGCTTTTTTAGCCGATGTTCCTCCATGTCCGAAATTTACCTTTACAACATTTCCTTTTGGGTTTTTAACATATACTTTAAACTTCTTAACATCACCCCTCATAGGTTTGTTTAGTTTAACTTTTCTACCTTGATATTCAGCTTCGTTAATATCCTCTTTCATATCTCTTAGAAAGTGGATAAACTCTTTTAAATCATCATAGTTTTCAACATCGTATTCTTCAATGCTTCCATCTAATGATAATTTAAATTCATTATAAAGTTCTTTAGAATAATTTTCCATACTTAATCCCTATATTTAACCTATACTATATAAATATAAAATTTTTATTTTATAACCATTTAGTTAAATCCTCAATATCATCACCAACCTGCATTTGCCAAGGATTTTCATCAACATCATTTGTACCATAAACCCCACTATAAGTATAAGTTGATATACCATCAATCGCTCTTTTTGTTAAATCGATACCTTCTTGTCTTAATCTCAAAGCAGTATCTCTAACCCATAGAGAAATTGCTAAACTCATTGTTAAATCATCATTATATCCTCTCATAGCTTCAGCTCTACCATTCATCCATATAAATGTGAATAATTCATCAATAGTTCTAACTGAACGTATTATAATTGATTTCTCCCTAACATACTCTTCCAACTTTGAAATAATCAAAGGTCTTGTTCTTGAAGTAGTTGAAAACCCAGCTACCATACTCTTATCTTGAGAACGATACCTATTTGAATGTTGATGTTCAGTATCTACATACTTTAAATCCTTACTCATATAATAAAGGTTTCCATAATTTCTATCAATTACTTGTTGAATAGTTGCCCAACCAATGTTTGCATTTTCAATTACTAACAATGCATTGTTATATTCAGTTGCTAGAGATACTAAGAAATTACCAAAATCTTTGGTATCTAACTTACCTCTATATTCAGCTACTTGTTCAGATGCTTCAACATCAATAACATGAGCTGCTGAGTAATCCGATGAATCACCTCTCGCAACATCCGCTACAACTATATAAGTTTTTGTATAATCAGGAAATTGCCATTTCCATAAGTTTCCATCAAATCCACCTTTTTCAATTGGTTCTTGTACATAAGTTTCTTTATAAAACTGAAGTACTTGTGGTTCAATTACCGAATCACCAGAAGATACAAAATCACAATCACATTCTTGTGCTGCTCCTTTTGGTCCTAATAGAGTTTCTTGTTCATCTCTCCAACTTTGGTCTCTTTCTGGGTGTACACTCCAATGTAATCTAATGTTATTAAATCCATTAGTACCATCTTCAGAACCTACCCAAGTTTTGTGAAAGAAGTTACCTACACCATTTGGAGTAGATAAAATAATTGCGTTACCACCCGTTGATAATGTAGATTGAGCCGATACCCAAATTTCTTCAATCTTATCAATGAATGCCGCTTCATCAAACACCAATAAAGATAGTGCTTCAGAACGTCCTGCATCTCCAGCAGCTGAAGTTGCTTTGATTTGAGAACCATTTGAATATCTAAGGGATAGTTTATTATCTTCAACTGTTGTTAGTTTTAACCAAGATGGTAGATAATGATTCATTACTCTAACCTTAGTTACTAAGTTTTTTGCTACTTCTTGTTTTGTTGCAATTACCAAACAATTGAAATCATCATTAAATAACATTTTCCACAAAGAGAATCCTGCAGTTAATGTTGAGATACCAGTTTGTCTGGATTTAAGAATAATATTATATCTATGGTCTTTAAAATCAACCAATGTTTCTTCTTGGAAAGGATATAGATGAAACGGAATCTTACCCCTAACGGGATGTTGAATCATACAATACTTTCGCATGAAGTAAATAGGGTCAGATGCACACTTTTTGTACTCTACCGCTATGATTTCTTTTAATGATGCTTTTTTCTTAGCCAAACTAAATTTATTTTTTTCCTATTTTCCAATACATACCACCAGTAATAAATGGTGCTAATTGTGAGGTATTAGAATTATTCTGAATACCTATACCCAATTGATATAAATTATTCTTTTTATTTTTTAGGATTAACCCAGCTCCAACATTACTGATTATATCTTCTTTGTTGAAACCACCATTCAATCCCCAATAAAATTCATTCTTTGGTAATTCTTTTACAATTGTTGTGTTATACACAGTTGGGATTTGGAAGAACCAATCCACATCTCTTGATTGGATTTGGTTTTGTGAAATGATATCAGTTAGGATACCATATCCTAAAGTTGGATTTGGTTTCTTTCCTAATGAATCAGTAACACCCTTTGGAAAATCATATGTAAGATTAAGTGTATCCTTTACTTCGTACTTTGCGAAATAATCTTCTACAATTTTCAATGTATCAATATCGATAGGAACTTCAACTTCAACAGTTTCAGTTACTACTTTAGTAATGTACTTTGGTACATATGTTGGAACTTTAACTGTTTTCTCTACAACAATAGTATCAACTTTTTGTTCTAACAGTTCGTAATCTTTACCATCTACATTTACTATTTCTTTTTCTCCTTCTTCACCACCACAACTTCTTAATAATAATACCACACATAGTGCCATTATCATTATTGTTTTTAAATCAAATTTCTTTAACCAATTCATAGTTCATAGGTTTTAATTTCATATAGGCTGTATTTCTTTTTTCTATAACTTCAGAAAGTTCTTTTTTACCATTTTCGATATCCGTTTCTATTTGCTCTCTTAGTGTTTGAACATCTTCATTAGATGACCATTTTTCAACAGAACCATCATCGTTGATATATTCGTGAATATTAGAAACTTCATGTAATGCTTGATTCCATTTTTCTAATGTATCAGTACCATATGTAGCCATATTAGAGTATATCTTATATTCTTCATATTCTTTCCACAAACCATCTAACTTAATTTGTTGTTCTCTTTTAGCTAAACAAACTCCACAAAATGTAGTTTTACTTATTAACTTTTTATCTGCTTTTGAATAGTTGTTGGTTTCACAATCATCTGCTTTACACTTAGATTGTTCTTCTAAATACTTTCTAACCTTAGAAAGTTCGTTTGATAATTTAGATTGTTTTACCTTACCATATGATTTTTGTTCGTAAACAATACCATCTTCTTCCCAAATATCACCAATATTTCTTTTGGTAGTTTCTTTAATACCAGATAGTGAAACTTGAGTATCTTTTTGATATTCTCCAGTTTGAATCATATTTACCAACTTTCTACGAGTTGGATGCATATATTTTTTATTGAATTTTTTCTCAGCCATATTTTGTAACTTATATATTCATATATATAAGTATTGGATTTTTTACTATTCGTAAAATAAACCGAGTATCTGATTGAGTGGAGCGAATGTTCCAGTAAGTTTGAAAGTCTTACCACCATATACAAATACGATACCCTCATTAGGAACTATCTTATTAGTACCACCAATAGCGTTCAACCTTTGTAGTTCTAATTTAAGTTTATTAATTTTCTTAACATCACCTGATTTCTTAACATCTTTGATTGTTTTATCCAATCTCTTTTTCATATCCCTAACTGCTTTATCAGGATTAGCTGCCAATACTGAACTCATAAATGAAAGTATATCTGCTCCGATACCTAAGAAGATATCTTCGAATGGTCTAATGTTATCTTTAGCCATTTTAGTGTGGTCATTCTTATCAATTCCCTTTGCCCATTCCATTGTTTTTACATCAGTTAGATTTTTCTTATCTAATCTAAATGATTTATCGTAGAATGCCCATCTCTTAACTAATCCCATTAGAGTTTTGTTATCTAACTTAGTTGGAGATTTCTTATTTACAAAATCCATCCAAAATGCTTGATGATAATCAGCGATTCCATCGTTATCTTTTAATTTGAATTTAGATTGTAATTTTGATATCTTAGAATTATAAGAACCTTTTAGTTTTCTTAAATCTTTTGATTTAGGTAATTGATTAATTGGAGGACCAGAAATAGTATATGCTGATTGAACTTGTTGATTAACTTGTTTAATCATACCTGCCAACATTCTAGCAGCGTCTTGATTTTCACCAATAGCAACACCATCTTCATTATACTCCATTGTTCCGTGGAATACTAATAGTGCTTGTCCGTAAGGTATTACATTAACAGAAGTTGGATAGATTACCTCCAAATTCATAAAACATGCTCCTCCTTTGAAAATCTTATCTCTCTGCTTTTCACTCAACTTAGATATTGCCTTCGTTAAATCCTTCATTGCGAAGTTATACGCCTTTTCCAATTCTCCTCTTCCAGCAAACTTCATCGCTACACCATTAATATCTAATGCACCTTCTCCTTTGTTTTTCAAATGTCCCTTATTTCTCGCCGCAACTAATCTCCCATCTCTCCAACTAACTGCTAATGCTTGACCATCTGTCTTTTCTCTTGCTAAGTCTAAATTTCCTTCTAATGCTTTATTTACAATATCTTTTAATTGCCCAAAGGTTAAATTTATTTCGGTATCGAATGGGTGATTCATATGTCCATAAGCACCTCCTTCCAAAATCAATGATTCAGTAATACCACCACCTAATGCGTATGGTTCATTATACTGAAGTTTTTCTTTATCAAATTTCTTTCTTAGTTTTTTGATTTCTTTATCATGCTTATCCATCCACTTTTGGTCTGGATATCCATGTCCTAATCCTTCTTTAACTCTCTTATCTTTTATTAACATCTTTAATAATTCACCACCCTTACCTTTGATATCTTTATGTACCATTCTTGAAGTTGGGCCTTGGAATAATTTGATGTAAAGTTTTTCTAAGTATTCACCTTTTTGTTTATCTGATAGATTCTTAAATACTTTGTTTATTTGTCCTCTTCTTTTGTAAACATATGATTTTAAATCATCATAGTAAAAGGAGTTGATTTTTTCAGTTACAGGTTCGTAACCTTTTTTCTTAGTATCCTTTTCTTTATTTTGATGTCCGGGTTTTTTTCCATCATCATCAAAATCTATTGTATCTGGTTCAGCCATTGAACCTCTCTTTGCATATGATGAATATGTATGGTGGTCATTGAAATCCTTTTCAGCTTCTGAAGAAGGTTTACCACTTTTTACAGCTTTAAACTTATCAGTAACTTTAGTTGGTAATGATTCAAATTTATATTCTGGGTCTGATGTTTTAAAATCATCCTTTCTCATTATGGTTTTAGCGATTACTTTATTCGCTTGTTTCATAAATGGAATATTGATTTTACTTCTACTATCTTTTGCTACAATCTGTCCATATAAATCTAAGAAGTTTACAAAATCTTTTTTCTTCTTTCCTAATCTTTTAAAGAATCCAATTAATTCAGCTTGTGATATTTCTTTTTTATTTCTTGGGTCAGTTAACCTATCGAAGAAGTGTTTATCGGTTAGAACTATATCTACTGGATTAAGTTGTTTGTCAGCATACTTATCAATCTTCACCAAATCAGCCATTGGGATTTCATTAACAGTACCCTCTTTAACAATTCTAAAGTTTACTACCTTTCTACCATTTATAGTTGGCATCCCATGCTCATCTTTACCAATTGTTTTGATGATTGTTTTTTTGTTTTTAAATCTACCAGTTAGAATTGTATCTCCTATTTTTACTGGAAGTTTTATATCTTCACTTACCACATTACCTTGTGGTTTCTTTTCGTTAGATAAATCTTTAGTTGATTGTTTTTTATCATCCTTTAATTCATCAAAGCTAATTATAGAATATCCTACCAATCCAGCAAGTCTAGTTACATGCTTAAACCACTTGTTATAAGCACTTGTACCATAAAAATCTTTTTGGTTAGTTGCGGTTGTTTTACCAGCAACACCTGCAGGATATGGAGTTACTGCTTTTACAGGCCCTTCAGGATAAATCGGATGTGGGTCTATATCAGTAAGTTCATCACTCATAATTTGTGATAAAACAGTATACCCTATTGCCTCTGCTCTTCTTTTAGAAACTCTATCAAATACAGCATAGTTTGGAAATATATAATTAGGTCCATCATCAACTGCAGTTTTACCCATAGTGGCTGATGCCTCCTTAATTAAATCATTTCCATAACTAATTAACCAATTTTCTAATACTTCTTTTGAAATAGTAAAATCTTCGTTTAATGTGTTTGTTATGAAATCAAATATCTTTTTATCAAATTTTGGATATGCTCTTTTTGAAAAGAAATCTTTCTTATCTTCATCTGAACCTGTTGATAATCCATTACGAACTTCAGTTCCACTTATAGGATTAGATTGATTAGGAGCAATGTAAACATATCCCTTATCTTCATATCCTTCGAAATCTAAGTTATCTTTATAAGGAGTAAAAAACTTACCACCTAATCTACTTGCATCCTTTTTACCTACAACAGTAACGAATGCAGTTGTATCTTTATCAAACTTCTTTAGTACCTCAGTTGGTACATAAGGATTTTTAACTTGAACGATTTTGTTTTTTGGAATCCCAAACATTTTGGTAATAATCATTACCTTTTCTTTGAAGTTGAATGGGGATTTATTATTATCGGTTTTATTGGATGTACCGATATACACATTATTCTTTCCGAACTTTTTTACTAAGTGGGAATAGGTTGCGTAATGACCTTTATGAAAAGGTTGAAAGCGGCCAGCATAGACTACAACTTTGTTGTCTACACCCTCCGCTTCTCCTAAAATACTTTCTATTAAGAATTGAGATAATTCGTTCATCTGATATAGTACTATTTCCTTTGTACTATATAAATATAGAATTTATTACTTTTACCAATTATACCTTAACAAATGGAGAATCTACAACTTCACCACCTTCAACTCCGTTGTTTCCCATTTGAGAACCACCTCGTTGTTGTGCTTGTTGTTCCATTTGCTCTTTAATAGCTGGGTTATAAGTTAGTGTACCTTTTTCTAAATCTAATTGACCTCTTGGGTAATCTCTTTCTAACTTATTTAACTCCTTTCTTAACTCACCATTGGTTTCTTTAAATGTTGTTTCAGATTGAGTAAACGCATCATTGATTCTTTCCAATTCAGTATGAATTTGATTTTTTCTAATATGCAACTCACCAATTTGAGTCATAAGTTGTTGTAACTGTCCATTGTATCCTTTGATTTCATTAAGTTTATCTTCTGATAACTCAATAGTTACTAAATCAATTGATGTTTTGTTTTCTTTTTTTGCCATTTGACTATTAATTAATTAATTTTGAATTCGTATATAAATATATAAATTATAAGTTTTCGTAATCTATTGTTGTTACACCTCGCTTTTGTACTACTTGTGCTGAACAACGATTTCCGAATTGTATTGATTTTGGAATATCTTCGGTATCTAAGAACATTTTCACAAATCCTGCTACAAATGTATCACCAGCTCCTGAGATATCCATAATCTCTACTTGTTCGGTTGAATATGATGTACCTTTGTACATACATCCATCCTTATCTAATGTAATTATCAACTTTTCTAAAATCCAATCGTTTTTTTCAATAAATTCTTTATTATTTTCAAACTCTGAACGATTTAGTTTTATGAATCGTAAATCTCTACACCAATCACCCAATTGCTTTTTTGTATCACAAATTACATTTGGATGTTTGAATCCGATATATGCTATATCTTCTTCAGTTAGGAATCCCTTATTGTAATCAGAAACTACAATCATTTCGTATCCCCAATAATCTATATCGGTAAGTAGTTTGTTACCTATCCTATCGATATTTTTTTCTTCATCAATTCTCAGTAATAAAGTGTTTGATGATTCGTGAATATGTCTTGTCTTTGTAATGGGAGATTTTTGATGATGAAAATCTACATCAATACCTAATGATGTTAAGTTAGCTAATACATTCATTCCCATCCCACCATTGAAAACTTCCCTCTTAGGAATAAATACAGGAGCAGGTCCTTCAGGTGAAAGACGGGGTGTATCTCCATAAATGAAGATATCATCACATTGTTCTCCTATTAATAATACTTTACTCATCTAATAATCCAGTTGTTGAGAATCCTTCCACTTTTGGAAAGTATTCTATTTTCTTAGCATGCTTTCTACCAATGATTCCTTTATCTCTATATTCTTCCCCAATTACAAAAATATCAGGTTTATATTCTTTTATTAAATCGGATAGTTCTTTATCTGAATCAAATATTACGATACCATTAACTCCTTCAATTTGAAGTAAGTTAAATATTCTTTGTTTCTCATTATGAAAAGGTCTATTATCTCCTTTTGATTCTTTTACTCTTCTATCAGAATCTATACCTATTGTCAATTTTCCTCCCAATGATTTAGCGTGTGAAATCAATTGAAAGTGTCCGTGATGAAGAACATCAAAACAACCATTTATCCAAACTTTCATTTATAAAAACTTTTCTAATTCTGTTATCACCATTTCTGATGTGATTGTTTTAGTACACTCAAATTGTCTATTTGTACCTTTGTGGTCAGGACACCAATTCCAATCACCAGCATCTAATTTTAATCGGTTGAAACACCCACTACACTTTCCTTTGGGTGAACCTATTCTTACACAATCTTTCATTTCTGCCCAATCCTCTGAGAATCCACTAA